TCGCCCAGCTTGTGCAGCGCCTTGCTCTGCGCGGCCGCATGGTTGGCGATACGCTGGGATTCGTCACAGATGATGAGGTCAGCGGCGTAGTCGTGCAGCGCCGTGAAAATGCCGTCGCGGTGGGTGCTCTCGTAGTTGATGACCGCCCACTTGAGCGCTGGTACGACCGTGCACTCCAACTCATCGAGCGCGGCCAGCCGCTTTTTCTTGTCGCCCTGCAGGACTGCCACCTGACAGGGATACGCGGCAAAGTCCGCAATGTCTTTCGCCCAGACTGCCGTAATGGAGGTCGGGCACACGACCAGTACGCGCCGGATAAGTCCCTGCCTGTACAGGATACCGGCCACACTGATGGCCGTGAGCGTCTTGCCGCAGCCCATCTCGAACAGCAGGCCGAAGCCTTTGCCGGTCGTCATGGCGTACCGCCTCCCATCTGCTCGGGCGTAATCACACCGAACGCCAGCAGGCACATATTGACTGCCCGCTGCTGGTGCTTGAACAGGGTCGCTTTGACCGGTGCGGCCATGACGGCACGCGGCTCGGGATTGACCCGCTCGGCCTCCATCGCCTGCTGAACAGCCAGCAGCCTGCGGCGGTACGCCTCTACGCGCGGCGGCAGCTGAACCAGCTGGCCGAGCCGTGTCAGCATATCCAGATCAGCCGGACCGGAAAGCACTTTCTGCTGCTTGTTCCACTTGAGCGTGCCGAGGCTTGCGACCGTCTGGTACAGCACACCCAGCTCCGCAATGGCGATCGTGCCGTCGGCTTCGTTCAGCGCGATCTTCATGCGCCCATTGCCTCCATTGTCTCCATTGTCTTGCGGATAATGTCCATCGGCAGACCTCTGCGCAGCATATCCGCGATCAAATCACCGGCGGCCTTGGCCTTGTCGCTCGGCACAAGGTCCGGCTCGTCCCACAGCGGCGAATGCTCGTCCGTTACCAGCTGGGTGAACAGATAGCGGAACTCTGCCGCATGTGTTTCGTCGTTCCGGCGCATAGTGTCGTGCATCTGCTGAACAGCTGTACCCAGCTCTTCGACAATCTGCCGAACGCTGCCATTTACCTCCACATAGGCATCACAGATGCCGCCTTTCACTTCGCTTTTGATATTTACCATTGACTTTTCTCCCTCCTGCGGGTATTATGGTGTTGAAATATTTTTTCGCTTGCCGTTGACTGGGATTGCCCTCCCGTCAGCGGCTTTTTTCATGCCTGCGCCGCCCTGTACGCGTAGACGGCGAATACCGTCAGCAGCAACAGTGAGAGCACCGTGTAGGCTCCCATCGGCAGCTTGTCCAGCTCGGCGTAGCCGGTAGCAGACAGTAAGCCAAGAAAGCTGAGGCCGGCGATGGCTCTGTTGTTACGGTTCATGGTGTCACCTCCTTTCGAAATCCAGCGGCTTGCGTTACCCAGAGGTAAAATGTCAGCGTCGGAATGTAGAACGCCCGGTTGTGGGCGTTTTTCTTGAGCCAGCCCAGTCCGAACGGACAGGAACCGTGCTCCAGACACGCCCGCAGGCTTTCGCCCGCCATGCCGAGGAACGCGGCGCACTCCTCAATCGGGATTTTGCTGGGGTACTTCTCGCAGAGCCGGTTCAACTCGTCCAGCTTCGTGGTAATGACGGCAGGCATGGTCATGGTTGTCACCTCCTTCTCCGGCGTAGCATTATGCGTAGAGCCAAAGTAGCGCACTCTTCCAGATCTTCTGTCTTAGGCTTCGGATATCCTTTACGAGCAAAGTAAACCATCATGGCATTTGCAAAAATGGTCTGCTTGAACCAGCCCTTTGCACAGATGATTGTCGTGATGATGAATATTGCTGTCAGCATGGGTCACCCCTCCCTCTCGCGTTTACGCGAGTCAGGTTCCAAAAAAAATTTCCGTCCGTTCTTCATTGGTCAAAGACAGAATTTCCGCGATACGGGCAACCTGAGAGATCGTAAAGGTTCCGCCGCCATCGCCCAGCTTGCGATAGTATGTACTCTGGTCGATACCCAGCGCATTGGCCATTTTCTCACCGGTCAAACCCTTTTCAACCGTCTTGCCTTTGAGCCTGTTCACGTCGATATTCATTTTGGTTCCCTCCCTTCATTGCGTTTCCGCGAGTTTCTGACTATATGTTACTCGCGTTTTCGCAATATGTCAAGGATAATTTTCGCATTTGTGCGAGTTTTTTATTTTATGTACTTGCATTTTTGCAAGTAGTGTGCTTTAATAGACTTATCAAATATAGTAGGTGATATAAATGGATGTTGGCGAACGCATTAAGAACCGACGCAAACAATTAGGTCTGTCCGCTGAACAAATCGCAGCAGAGCTTGGCGTTTCCCCGGCAACAGTATATAGATACGAGTCAAACGAGATCATGAATATGCGTATCGACAAGTTGGAGCCGATCGCAAAGGCGCTGCATACCAGCCCGGCCTACCTCATGGGCTGGAGCGAGGAAACCTCCTCGGCCGCCGAGGACACGAACCTTGTCACGATCCACTATGCCGGACCTGTAGCTGCGCATTTCAATGCAACACCTGATGACGCATACGAGCAGCGTACCATCCCTGCCGAGTGGATTGGGCGGCGCAGACCTGAAGATTTCTTTCTGGCCACGGTCAGCGGCGACAGTATGTACCCTCAGTTCCAGGACGGCGATGAAATCTTGTGCCTGCGATGCAGCGACATGGGCATTTCCGGCCGGATCGGCATTATGCTGCTGGGCGGCGATGAGGCCACTGTCAAGCGTATCGAATATAAGCCAGGCGAGGATTGGATTGATCTCATTCCCATCAACCCAGAATTCAAGCCGAGGCGTATCGAAGGTGTAGACCTGGAACAGTGCCGTGTTGTTGGCCGCGTTATCAAGGTCATTCGCACAGTCGATCAGGTGTAAGGGAGATTTGTATAATGGACATAACTACCTTAATTTCTGCTCTGCTAAAAACAACCGCTGTAGTTCCTTTTGCTAAATCATTAAGCAAAGCTCTTTATGAAAAAATCGATATGCTAATGTTACCAAGCAAAGAAGCGGAGGCCCTACTGATTGAACAGTTTAAAAATTCCGATGATCCTTTGCCCCTCAAAACAGTTAAAATCAAACATGCAAAAAAATTATTAAAAGAGTGGGAGAACCAATACGATATTTACAAAATCGCTCAAGACGAATTAGATACTCAGCCTAAGCAGGATCACTCCGAAGATGTAGATGCCGAATGGCTGTCACGTTTTATGGATTCTAGTAAGCATGTTTGCTCTGATGATGTAAAGTTGATTTGGGGTAAGTTATTAGCAGAAGAATGTACACATCCCAATTCCGTACCCACTCGGCTGATCAATATTCTTTCTATCATGGATCGCAAGCTTTCGCTTGCATTTTCTACATTATGCAGTCTATGTCTTTATGACTCTCGTGGAAATATAACACCAATTATCAGATCTGAAGATCCATTTTTTCGGCAACTCGGTTTATCATTTGAAATGTTATCCGAACTCGATTCGATTGGTCTAATCAATTTCAAAGGCGGAGAAGAATTTCGGCTTTTTGTAAGTAATCCTTCAATAACCAAATTTGAACATACCTATATATATAATTCTACTGCATATCGTCTAGAGTCGGAAACTCGTGACATAGTAGTAACAGAGGTATTGATGACAGACGCTGGTTCAGCCCTTTACCGAATTATCCCCAAAAACTACAATGTTACCTTTGAGTCTATGCTTCCCGAATTGCTTAAGAACTATTCTTTTACTAAAATCGATCATTTGTCCTCAAAATAATATCTTATCCAATTCTAATACTCCTCAATGATATAAAGGATGATTCTTTCATGAACCTATGGTCCAAATGGAATGACTGCCACGACTATCCCTCGCAGGTTGACCGGCAGGATCGTGCACGCGAAGCCATCCTGACGCCACTATCTATTAGCGGTCAGCGTGCTCAGTTTCAAGGCGAAGAGGATCAATACCGAACGACCCTTCTAACCTGCAGCTGTCCCGACTTCAAAAAACGGCATAAGCCGTGTAAGCATATGTACCGTCTTGCAATGGAACTTGACCTGTTTCCTCGCGGTAATATGCAGACAGATGCCAATGCGATCCGCATTCCTGCGTCTCAGCATTCAAAGATCACGGCCGATCTGATTGCGCTCATTGACAGCTATCCGACAGAGCAGCAGTCCGACTTGAAAATGCTGCTTTACACATTGGTCAGCCACAAGGAACCTGCGCTTACACCGGTATTCCCTCTTGTGGCAGCGCTGGCCGACACAGGATGCTTCCAGACCGAGCGGGACTTCCTGTTCCTGTTCGACCACTATCCCAAGCGCAAGCTGGCACAGAAGATTGATGCTCTGGGCATCGACTTTCCTACCAATCTGAAAACGCAGACTGCAAAGCGCGAGCATGTCCGTGAACATATTACCGAGTACGGCGAGCAGCTGTTTCCCGATGAGGTCAAACTGACCATTCCAGAGCGTTACAGCAGCATTGCCAACACGATCTATCGTCATTTGCTCCATACTTCCGATCAGGCAGCTGCAGATGAGCTAATGCAGCAGATGGACGTGCCACAAGCCATGCCCTCTGCGGCTAAAACCGCACCCACGCCAACACACACTGCACCCCAACCGGTACACGCGGCGTCTCTCGGCGCTACCCGGAGTAAATGGGGCGTGCTAGCGCTCGCCCTGTTTCTTGGCGGCCTCGGCGTGCACCGTTTCTATACTGGCAAGATCAAGAGCGGTATCGTATGGCTGCTGACCTGCGGCCTGTTCGGCTTCGGCTGGCTGTGCGATGTGATAGCAATTTTGATAAATCGGTTTGACCTGTCAACCTAAACACAAGGAGCTGAACATATGACACCCTATACCTATTGGGTCGAAGCTGTTTATTGCATAAAAGATAATGAAAAACGTATTTCGTTCCCCGATTTCGGCACGCGAATTGAATCGTTCCGAATAAACGCTGCTGACAGCGTAAAAGAGACGGCTGCCGAAGTCCTGCGAACAGAGATTCAGAAAATGATAGACAACGAGGAAACACTTCCTCCCCACAACAAAGAATTTCCGATTGATACTCGATTCACGGAATCCAATCACATTGAGATATTGAAAGTGACGGCCTACCTTTCCTAAATCTATCAATAAATAAAAAATCCCGTTCCGGTGCTGCGAACACCAGAACGGGACATGGGGTGATGACTAAATTACCACACCTAATCATCACCCCTATTCTATCACACTTCTCCATTGTTAGAAAGGGGTTTTATTGTTATGCCAAGAAAAAAGCCAACACGCAAGGACAAACGGTTCGAGTACAAGATCACCGTCGGCCGCAATATCCACGGCAAGCCGCTGCGCAAGTCCTTTTACAGCACGGTGAGTCTGTCCGATGCGAAGAAGAAAGCCGAGGAGTACCGCGTAGCCTCCGAGGTGTCGGCGCGTACCGGAGAGGCCTTTGTGCCCTCCACCGGCCGCTTTGCTCCCTGGGCACGAAAGTGGCTGCTGTCCTATAAGCAGCCGTTTGTCGAAGAAGATACATACAAGCTGACCTACGTCAGCCTTGTCGAGGGCCACCTGATCCCCTACTTTGGAAATGCCCTCCTATCCGATATTCGTCCGGTAGACATACAGGCGTATTTCGCAACCAAGACGGCTTGCTCGGAGAGCCGATTGAAGAAAATGCGGTCAATTCTCAACGCAATCTTTGAATGTGCGATAGAGAACGACCTCTGCTATAAGAATCCTGCCAAGCACTGCACCTACCGCAGCACCGCTCAGAAGCATATCAAGCACGTTCTCAGCGATGAGCAGATGGATACGGTCAAAGCCTATACCGCAGATCGTATGCCCGAGGTCGTGCTCCTGCTGGAAACCGGCCTGCGCCGTGGTGAACTGGTTGGCCTTATGTGGTCGGATATTGATTTGAACGAAAAGACACTCCGCGTGCAGCGCTCTATGATCGTGCGGAACGGGACGGTCGTTGCCAATCCGCCAAAGTGGAAAAGCTACCGTACCCTGCCGTTGAGCGAGGAGGCTGTCCAGCTGATCCGCTCGCTGCCGAAGGAATCTCTGTATCTGTTCCCGAACGAGGATGGCAAGCCCTATTGCCCGAACACATGGTCGCAGAAGCTCAAACGCCTTATGCGAAAGCTGCACAATGAGCATAACGAAGTGCCGGTTGTGACAGCACACGAACTGCGGCACACCTATGGTACTTATCTCCGGCGGCATGGTGCAGACATCTACACCATCCAAAAATTACTTGGTCATAAGGACATCAACGTCACCGCCGAAATCTACGTTCACAACGAAATCGACACGCTGCGCAACGTGCTGACTTCGATCAATCCGACAGACGAAAAACAGGCCAAAACCGCCGAATCTTCCTGACGACAAATTGACGACACCAAGGTGTAACGGATTGAAAGAAATCGCAGATTTCCTGCCCTCAACGCTCCGAACTATTTTCTGCATTTCATTTCAAATATTACGAAAAACACAGACAAATCATCACTTTTGCATATCCGAACTACGCACTACGGTTGACAGATTTGAAAACAAATATATAAGCTTCAGGTGCTAGTGTTCGCAAGGACGTGGGGGTTCAAGTCCCCCCATCCGCACCAAGTTAAAGAGCTTCGAACTTAAGGCAACCCCGCATAAGGGCAACATTTAAAAGAGTCGTTTAGAGCAAGGCAAAAGCGCAAGCGACGCACCAGATTTGGTGCGCCGCTTGTGCTTTTATTTAGAAGAAGCAACCGATATGTGTATTTCTGAAAATTATGTCAAATATCAGCGCTCGTAGCGCGTCCAGTCGGGATCCCGGGTCAGCTTCGTCCAGACTTCGCCGCCCCGATCCTTGTAGTCATGGGAGTTGGTGGCTTCCTGCACCGCCAGATAGAACCAGTCCCCGGGGTTGCAGTCGGGCCACACCTTCATGCCCTCCAGCAGATCCTCTTCATCTTCCGGCGTCCGGTTCAAAACACGGTTGATCATGGTCATGGCCTGTGCCCGGGTGATATAGGTATCAGGGCGGAAGGTGCCGTCCGCAAAGCCCTGAATCCAGCCCAGCTCCGCGGCACGCTCAATATACTTCTCCGCCCAGTGGCCGCTGATGTCGGAGAACGTCCGGCTGCCGCTGCTGACGCCGGTATCGAACCGGGCGCAGATGGCGGCAAACTGGGCGCGGGTGATAGGCGCCTTGGGATCGAAGGTGGTGGCGCTGCGGCCCTGCACAATGCCCAGACCCGTCATGGTGGAAATCGCCGTGTTGGCCCAGTAGTCATTGGTCACGTCCGTGTAGGTGTTGCTGGTCAACAAATTGTCGTCCCGCACCTCGTCCGTCAGCAGGCGGAAGAAGATGGTGGTGGTCTCCGCACGGGAAATCAGGCCATAGGGGTGGACATTGCCGTCGCTGTAGCCCTGAACGTAGGCAAAGTGATCCTCATCGTTCAGCATGCCGGGAGTTTCGGAGGAAGACCAACGGGCGTACAGGGTCACCACAGTTTTGTTGACCTTCACATCATCGGTCACCTTGTCGGTGAGACGGGTATCGTAATACCAGCCCTCGAAACGGTAGCCGCTGCGGATGGGGGTAGGCAGATCCTCGTAGTCCTTGACCCAGCTGCGGGACTTGGTCTCGGAGGAAATGACCTTGCCGCCGTTGGTGACATATTTCAGGGTGTAATCGTCGTCCTTGTCGTTATC